GGCAGTATCCCAAAGCAGCTGATGTTTTTCAGCCGCTTGTAGCGTGAAGCCCCTAGCAGTTAATGCGTGCTGCGGTGGGTACGTAAATAAAGCCAATCTAGACTCGGTGATTGTAGTAACTTCTTTAAAGACAGGCTCTATTTCATCTTCTTCTTGAGTACCAAGCTGAATGTTGTCAAACGACAGGTATAACCAGTCTTTGGCATCTGCATAGTCTAAAAATCCATTTGCATCTCTTAGTCCTTGTGCGGTTGCTATAAGTGACCACAGATTACCCTTAAACCCGCAAGAAAAACAAATGTGCGCACCTGTGTCTGAGTTAATCCACCATGATGGGCTGCGGTCTTCTTTACCTGTAATTTCTTTATGGCCTGGGCATAAGGCAAGTATCTCTGAGCCGCGTGCGTTAACCGGTTCGATGTTTAAACGGCGTAATACCGTTTCCATTTCTTCTAGTCTCATACGTCGTCGCTTGTCATTTCACGGAATAGGCCGCTGGACCAATCCCACATCAGAGATGCTTCCACGTTAGCGCTGTTACGAGCCGCCATAACCTTTAGGGTTCTAGTGTCATCTACGTTTTCATCTTCGCGTTCAAGGCCGAATACCACGTCAGCATCCTGTAAGAATGACGATGAATAACCAATAGAATCGGTAGATACTTTACCCTTTTTAGTTTTCCAGTTAAGCGCCTGTGTAGTAATTACAATAGGTTTATTAGTTCTCTGGGCTAGACGCTTTAACGAACGGGTAATACCAGTTAAAGCCTGTGGAGTATTTGATTCCCCAGTCTGCTCATCCATCATCAAATACACGCCGTCAATGAATACAACATCTGGGTTAAGAGTTTGAATTTTGCTTTGAATAGACGACACGGTAATTCCATGAGCAGCATCGACAAGCCAGAAGTTTGTAGGGTCATCTGCCATAGTCAATAGTGCATCTTGAAATCTTTTTTCTTCCTCTTTGCTTAAAGTACCTGAGATAAGACGGTTGTGGGAAACTAGTGCACGCATTGAGTCATACCGGTTTTGCTGTTCACGGTTAGTCATCTCAAACGATTGAAACATTGGAGATAAGTTTTGCTTATGTACATTATTTGCAATTTGCAAAGCCAGTGTTGATTTACCGGTTTTTGGTGTAGCAACTACTACAATCAGTTGTCCATTCTGCAGCCCATTAGTTACAGCATCGATTGTAGGGAATCCGGTAGCAACTCCCAATAGGCCTGGGTTGTTCTTTCGGAACAGGTAATCTTCCCAGCGTGACTCTGTGGTTGTAATCAAGTTAATGTCTGAGGTTTTATTTAAGCCCTCTTCTTCAAGCTTTACAAGGCCGCCCTGCATTACTAGCAAAGCAGCTTCGTGGTCTTTCTCAGTTTGAATTGCCTCTACGGCTTGACGTAGCGTATTACTGATAGAAAGCTTGCGACGTTTATCTACTAGGTCATCTAGTAGAAAATCAATTGAGTCAGTTAGTTCCGCTACACGGTATGTAGGAAAGTTTGCTGCAACTACTTCTTCGCTAGGGCTTTCGCCATACTTAGCAAAGTGAGTACGCAAGTAGGTCCATACACGTTTGTCGTCCTCGTTAGAGAACCACGAGTCTGACACGCCGCGTTCAAATAGCGGAGATAGGTCGCGGACACGAATGGCCGCACCAATTAGTTTTGTTTCTGTACTCATAATGAAGGAAAGTCCATTCCCCATCGACCGTACCTAAGTAGTCGCGATGGGATATCTATTACACCGATAACCTCTGGTCGATAAGGTAGTTCTGCAACTAACTTCTCAACCGATCTGTAAGATGAGCCGTAACGAAACGGGTTTGTTCCGACTTTGTCTAAATGAATCATTAACTCTACCATCTCATCTTCTGAGTGAGTAAAGCTAACGAGTTCCATTGTAATACCTCGTTTAAGCGTAGTCATATACAGATGGCTAAGAACCATCCTGTTGTACTCTTTACGTCTTTTTTTAACTGGTATAAATCCTAAAGCTTTTGTATTATCCTCATAAACATCTACAATCACATCAGCAGTTACTATAACACGTTGTGGTAAAGAATTGCTAATGTCGTTCCCTTGCATTAGTAAACCTCAACTTTACCGTACTTTAAAACAAGTTCTCTAAAAGTTTTTTCTGTCTTCATAGCGGTAGCAAGTTCCTCTTTATTTACTTTTACAGAAAAATCAAACTGATAAATACCGTTATTTTTTTGAATTCGACTTTCAATAAGCGCAGTATGTTTACAGCTAGTTTTTGAAGCAAACCCCGGACAGGTGCATATTAAGTTTTTTTCCGCGTCACTACTGACTTCAAATATTCCCGGACCTGGGTTATCTGATTGGTTAGTTAAAAAAACTTGTAATAACCTCTTATCGGACATTACTTTCTCAAATCTGCGGCTGAGTCCATGTTTACATAAAGAAAAGCTTCGTGGACAAACGATTGAGTAGCTGACCCATAGTGAGCTTCCCAATCATCCATCTTGATGTTAGTAGTCACTATTGTAGGCAACCCGTTATTAAAACGAGTGCGAAGAACGTGATGCAGCATATTCTTCTGCCATCCTGAAGCGCTGGCGTGTTCTTTACCTACATCGTCTAAAACTAAGACACGGACATTGTAAGCATCATCATAAGCCTCACCAAGAATACCGTTATAAAGTAACTCATCATCATTATCATGGTCGTCCATGATTGCGCCTTTTAAGTCAAGTAGGCTGTTGTAGGTGATGAAATAGCAAGGGCGAGAAACTGTTTTTCCGGGCTCCATGCCAAGAATTTCTGGGGCTGCTTTACGAAGCACCTCCTGAATCAAGGTGTTAGCCATTGTGGTCTTTCCGCGCCCTGGGAGCCCATAAAGCATTACTCCAAGGCCACAAGTTTGCTTACCCTCGGCTCGGATTACTTTATTTCCGGTAACTGCTGCAAACCACCGAGAGACGGCCGTCATTACATCCTCAGAGACGTCAGAACAGTCCTCCAGGGTCCAACCAAGCTTGGCCGGGGGTATATTCGCAATCTGCATCCAAGTCCGTCTACGGGCCGGCAAATCCTTTGGCTTATACATTTTCATCCTCATCTAGCAAAGCAAGTTTACGGTCAGTCAGTTCTTGGCCACGAATAATGTTTGTTTCAATTTCTTCTATTGTGAATATACTCTCACGAGCCTGAGTTAGCAAACTGGGGGCTTTGTAGAGGAATGCTCTCCATAGATGGTTCCCGTCGGTGTATTTTTCAGCGTTAAGGGTACTGAAGAATAACTCAATGAGTTTGAGCTCCACTTCACCGTTCGTATCATGCTGTTTCCGGAATACCGAGAGTGCCTGTACAAACCGGGACTGAGTGACACTGAAAGGCTTGATTGACCAGAGGTCCGCCATTCGGTCTCCGAACTCGTAGGCCACGTCTTTGCAGGTCCAGTCCGTAGGGGATATCTTGGAGCGGTGGAGGTCTTTACGGCGTTGTGCCTTTGCTTCCTTAACTTCCGCAAACTCGGCTTTCTTTTCCGCCACGTGCTTTGCACGAGCAGCAAGAATTTCTTCATTGTCCTCAGACGATGTTTTATCAAAGAAATCATAACCCACTTGTTTTTCCTTCCCCTCGACCCCGTCGAGGAATTTATTTGTAACTATATTAGTAGTACTAGCTGTACTGCTATTAGAAATACTGCTTACTAGCTGTACTGCTATATGGCGGTATCCAGATAACACCGATTTGGTCATTTCTGACATTACCAGTTTAGTCTTAGTTCCACCGCCGACTAAGCGGGTCATTTTAATACAATTTGCTTCTCGTAGTTCTTGTAGAGCAGCTAAACTTTTACGTCTGCTTAAGCTGCAGTTTTCCATCAAGGTACGGTGATTAATAGTTAATGTTGGGTTTAGGTACAGGAATGCAAGGCAATTTTGTGCTTGCCGACTAATAGTTATAAACATACTATTCCTTGATAATGCGTTTGAACTCGTTAGCAAATGAGCGAGCAAAAATCTTACCCATCTCTGACACTAGCACAACTAGTGACTCTTCTAAATCGTACTCACTATCATAAACTTCTTCATCCTCATCATCTTCTTCAGATAAAGATTCTTCAATAGCAGTTAATTTTTCTTCAACTGGGAATAAATCATCACTAACTTTGGTTTCTACTATAGGCATAATAGATTCCACTGGGCGTGAAATAGGTTCTGAATTAAGTGGGATAAGAATTAGACCGTCTGTAAGGTCGTAAGCCAGAATACGCGACTCTTGAGCCTTAGAGGCTGCTAATTGACATTCAGGGTCTTCATCACCCCAAAGCATAAAGAATTTAATATCTTCTGATTTATGGTCTTTAAACAGGGCATCGTAGTTATTACTTGCATATTTAACTGTTGGTATTTCTTTATCAATAGCCCATTGCTCTGTCCAAATAATTCCATCAGATTGGGTCTGGTCGTATACTAGCGCAATGGTAGCCTCATCAACTGAATCAACTACATCACTAATTAGGGCTTCTACGTTAGCCCTGGTTGTTTTTGCGTTACCTATAACCGCGATGGTTACTCGTCTCATATTTACCTCCTATGAACGGGAGTATTAGTATACACAAAAAGTATGAAACGTCAAGAAGTGGGTACACCCGTATACAAAGCCCAGTTTGACCATATCGGTAAATACTCCGGAATAACTACCGGTAACCGGCTAATAGAAGATACTTTATTTTTATAGTAAAGGCTTCTAGCGTTAGCATTAGTGCCACCATTTTCCCAAAAAATATCATCTGTATTTCTATACCCAGTAGAACCATCAAAGTATACGTCCGCGTAGGAGTTTGCCTCAAACAACACAGCATCAACATAGTATAAGTTCCCGCTTACTCCAGCAAATGTAAATATAATAGTGGCAGTAGCAGCAGTGGAGGGTGCAGTTTCTGTTAATGAAACTCTATTAAAAGTTGCAGACAACGTTATTGCCGCTGATGTGGCTGTGCTTAGAGTTGTTCCCCCAGAGTTTTTCCAAACAATGCTCATAGTCACAGTTTTACCAACAGTTCCTTTTACATACGCGCTTAGGGTATGCGAACTATTAGCCGTTACTTTAACTGAAGTTTGAGTTAATGTAGAGCTTGTTGCGTTGGCAGTAAGTTTTCCAGAGTTACTGCTACCAGTAACAGCTCCGCTAGCGTCAATAGCAAATGCGCTAGTTCCAACAGTGGTCCAACTAGTGACCGCTGATTCAAAACTAGGGTTAAGTATTTGGTTAATACGATTAGCCTGAAGGTAAAGATCAATTCTTCTAGCATCAGCGTATGTTATAGCAGCGCTTCCAGCATGGAATTGAGCGGCGTCAAAGTAGTGAATTTCACCAGTGGCTGCGCTATTTATAGTGAATTGAGGTGCTGCATACACAGCTTTTGCAGGAGCTGTTATATTAGCATTTGTAATTCTAGTCCAAGCAGATATGCTGTTATTAACGGAGCTTGTAGAGCCTGTGCTTAAAAACATCCCATCTTTGTCGTACCAGTTAATGGCTAATGTTATGGAACGTAAAGTAGTCTTAGCCCAACTGTAAATAGAGAAAGTATAAGCAGTTCCAGCTGTTACTGGTATACCATAGAGTACAGGGTTAAGTACTGGGGTGGCGTCAGTCGAATACCCATATTTAACTACGTAAGTTCCGCCAGTAGTAGATGTATGCTTAAGCATACCGGCTTTTACATTAGGGTAATTTGCAGGAGAACTTGATTCAATATATGGAACAATGCTTCCATCTATCGTAGCAATTGAAATAGTATTATTAGCAGTAGACGAAAGATTCCAGTAGCCATCAGAGGTCTCAAATGAAGCGCAATCAGTCGTTAAAAATAAGTTTTTGAGCGTCCCAATTTCAACGCTGTACCCAGAGAACGCGGCTATAAACTTTTTAATTCCAGCAACTGAACCCTTGGTTAAATAAATGTCTGCTGCATATTTTAGCAACTTGCGGGCTTGTCTAAGCCCCATAGAACTTTCATAATTAAAGCCAAATTCATTCAGTAAAGCGGGAATTAACCTAGCGTCTAAGTTACTAACATCATATCTGTACGTAGCATTTTCTGCCATTGTTTTAAACAAATCATACTCAAATGCAAAAATTCGTAAGAAATTAAATAGGTCGGTATTTTGCGATGCCGTAGAATCAGCCGGAAAAGTATAGGATTCAGGCAAGTATTTGTACATTAATCTGGATGTTGAAAAGTCTTTTACAGACACTGCTAAAGCGTTTCCTAATTTAACCCAAACCGCAGATGCGGTTATGTAAGCAAAAATTGAGTAATAGTAGGTTCTGCCTGGGCTTAAAGACCTAGTAGAAAAAGTTAATGTTGTCCCACCGGGAATAGTAACCGGTTTATTTAAAGTAATAATATTTCCATTAACTGCTGTTACTAGTGTGTTTCCTTGAATACCGGTAACGTTAGTATTAGAGACAACTAGCTGACCAACAGCAATGCTAGTAGCGCTTGTTAAAGTTACTTTTACTTCATTTAATACTTGCTTACTTGTAGTGGTTGCCGTGTAGGAAAGTGTTGAAAGTGCTGTAATAGGGTCAATATAAGAACCGGTGTCCGTCCAGTTATTAAGTGTTGCATCAGAAGTTATTAAATCACCATCGTCAGGCGTAGTAGGAAATCCAGAAGCATTTCTTACAAGCACAATTGCTGCGCCACCAGTTACTGGTGTCCACTCAAGTTTAATAACGCCATAGTCGCTAGGGTAAGCAATAAATGGGTCTATGCTCAAAGAGGTTACAGGAGTCGCACCATACGTAAACGTATTGTAATACCTAGAACCATAAGCTGTCATTTATATATTCCTAATATTTAATTATTAAGCCCATAGCCCAATTGAAGTAACAGAATCAGAACCTAAAGGGGTTATTTTCATGTACGTGCCGGAACCGACAGTTAAGCTGCCGGTGCTGCTGCTATTGCTTATTAACACCAGTGGATTAAAATACCCGGAAGTTGCAGTTGTTCTTATGATGCCTCTCACTATAAACGGGTACCTACTATTTTGTCCGGAAGTGAGTGTGCCAATTGCTAAATCAAGGTCACCGGCTGTGGCTTGTTGCCATGTAAACGTAGGGGTAGATGTATTAACCCCAAAAGTAGAAAAAGTAGATAGTAAAGAGTATGAGCCCGTGTAGTTTAATCTTAAAGTTAATGTATTTGCGGTATTAATTGAGTTAAGTTGCACATTTCCTATAAGTTCAAATTCATAAGTAGTATTAGCAACTAACTGAAGTCCTACTCCGCCACCAGTGGCTCCACCAAGGATATATTGATTTTGGTTAGCAATGCTTACTGTAGTTAGGGTTCTAGACGAAGCATTTGCCCAATAAAAAGTAGATGGAAGCAATGCTTTTCCATTAACAGTGTCCGTTGGGGAAAAATATCCTACTCTACCATCATACTCAAGTGCGCCGTTATTGCTATTTATTAGCTGACCTACTACAGTTCCAGCTGTTAGTTTAATTGGCGGAGTTGTTCCGGAAGAAGCACCAATAACTAATTTACCTAAAGTACCGACTGAGGTTAAAATAGAAGTAGTACCTGATGTACTAGTCACAAATGAACCGCTAGTTGGCATTGTTACGGTGTTGATGCTTGTAATACCTGTTGGGGTAGCGCTTAACCCAATAGTAACTGCGCTAGTTCCACCATCCCAAGTAGTTCCGGAACTAAACGCTAAATTACCGCCAGAAGTGAGGCCTAGCGCATTAGTAGTGCTAGCTTTTACGGTAATTCCAGCAGAACCATCATAATTTACGCCATTGATAGGTCCAGTAGTATTTGATGCAAACTTTGTTGCAGTAGTTGCGTTACCAGTAATTGAAGAATCTGTATAAGCAACAGTTTTACGAGCACTACCGCTTGGGGTAAAGTATAAATTTGTGCCATCGTACTCCATGGCACCAGCAACAGCGGTGGTTAGAAGTGCAGGAGATGTGTTGTCGAAATACAAAGCCGCAGTTCCAGCAGCTGCTGTTCCAGGGCGTAGCTTCAAAGAGCTAATGGTAGATATGATGCCGTCAGTACCAATTTTTATTCTAAATGCTGAGGCAGTTGCATCATAGATAAAGAAATCTTTAAGACCTCCAGAAGTGCTTGTGCTGCTATCTTGACCAAGCAACCACCCAGAACCAAATTGAATAGAAGCTCGTTTTGAGTTTGCATTAGTAGATTGAGTAATATTTATACCAATTGGCGCAGTTGTACTAGCAGCACTTGTAATTAGCGCGCCAGTAGTTATGCTAGTGGTATACCCGGTAAGGGTGCTATTAATTGTGCTGATGTCGCTCGTGTTAGTAGAAATGTTGCTTGTTTGTGTGGTGTTAACGGCTTCAACCGCAGTAACTCTATTAGTAAGAGTGGTTAAGTTAGTAGCAGTTGCTACACCAGCAAGTGTTGCCTCAGCGGCAGTCATTCTGCTAGTTAAACTTGTAATGTTGCTGGTATTAGTAGAAATATTACTTGTCTGCGTAGTATTAACACTTTCGGCAGCAGTCATTCTGCTAGTTAAACTTGTAATGTTGCTGGTATTAGTAGAAATGTTGCTAGTGTTAGTTGTAATGTTGCTTGTGTTAGTAGCTCCAGTTGTTATAGAAGAAACAAGACCAGCCTCAATATTAGCTATACGAGCAGTAACACTGCCAAAGGTAGTAGAAATTGGGTTAGAAGTGTATGCACCAACGCTAGCTAACGTAGATTGGTTAGGGTTTGTACCTAAAATACTTTCAATTGCAAGTACCTCATCTTGGATAAGGTTAGGGTCAGCGGCTATGACAGTAGTTACTCCGTCAACTTTAGTAGTAAAGCTAGCAATAGTACTTGGATATGAAGCCATGATTCTCCTTAAGCCGTTCCACCGGCAGTGGTTATAGTAAATGTACCTTTAGAAAGGATTTGGTTAGTAGAGCAGGAAATTGCATCAACTTGAATAACTTTTACGTAGTTACTTGTAGAACTCACTGCATTTGGTGAACCACCAGACCCGGAAGTTCCAGAGCCATTTACAAAAGAAATAGATGATGCGGCTACAGCAGTTACTACATATGGTGTGGTACTATCCACAGAAGTGTCTATGCCAGAGACTCTAACTTTTTGCCCAACAATTATGTTGTGGTTACCACTAGCGTTTGCACGCGTATTTACAGTAACTACGCCAGAAGTGCGGTACCAAGAAGCTGCAGAAAAAATCTGTTCATTTGAGTTTAGTCTCAAGTGTTCTACAGTTGAGTAGTCAACACCGGCAACAGTTGCTATAGCGTTTAGTATAAACTGTGTTGGAAGCTTATCTGCAAAAAATGAATTGTCTATAGAAACTAAATTAGATAAAGCAGTATTTACTTGAGCTGAAATAGAAGTCTGACTATACTGCGGAAGTATATTTACTGTTGTTTCTATATTAACATCTACATATGTAGGCGGGGTTATAGTCAAAGTAACGTTTGGTGCTACTTTATCGCTAAAGTACGCTAGTACAACTGTTTGAAGAGCAGTGAACACAGTGCTATTACCAGTCTTAGCTATGGCGGTGCTACTAGCGCTGGTGGCAAATGTTCCTGTGGCTACCGAGGCGATAGTAAATGTTGTAGAAGTTACTGCAGTAATAACAGCGTCAACTACGTTATAGCTATTTGGAATAACTCCAGCAACAGTTACATATTGTCCAACAGCCATACCAGTTGTGTCAGCTAAAGTATATGTAATACCTCCAGTACCTGCCCCACCACCGGTAGCTGTAATAGCAACACCAGTTATTGGATTTGCCGCCCCATTTGATTTACCATTTGTAGTAGCAGTGCCAGTTTCGCTAAATGGAGAAACATACAAAGTAACGTTAGTAAATGCGTTAGAGTCCGCAATTGCTTTAGCAACTCCAGTAACGTTCAAAGCTAAGTACCCGTAGTCCTTTAAGGATACAGCTCGTCTAGAAGCCCTTAACGCCCTTGGTGCGTTATATCTAATAGAATCATTAGACTCTGCATCGCTTCCGCCAGCAGCATCGCTAGCGTTATTTACAGACACGCCAGATACTGTATTAGTTAATTGACTACTAATTGTGTTAGCGGCAACGTTTCCATCTGCGCCATTTCCAACCCTATATGTAGCAGTAATTGCTACGGATGATGGTGGAATACGTCCGTTTATGCCATCACCAAAAAGTACATAGGTGTAGCCATCTGCGTCGTTAACAGTAGTAAACACAGAATCATAGGAACCATTATCAATAAGAGATTGGCTGTATGAATAATAAATTCCACCTACATAAACATTTACACTACTAGTAATCACGCCGGTTTGTAAAAGTTTAAATATTTGGTCAGGAGAACCTGTTGAATTTCCCAATGCTTCTGATGTAACAGTAGTTCCTTGAGTAGCATTAACTGTGGCTGAGCTGTTAGCTGAAATAGTTAATGCCAAATTTGTTTCAAATACAATTTGGGTAGATATACCGTTGACAACACCAGAAGACGCAACTTGAGTTTTTGCTGGAATTGTGGCCGATGACGCAGTTGAATTAGTAAATGTAAGTGTTACTGAAGATGCGTTAGTAGTTGACGGAACATATCCAATAATGGCAGCCAACTGGAGAATGCTGTCTCTTTGGCTAGCTGTGGATAAAAACCCTTCATTAGCCATACGGTCAATATAGAAACTTAAGTTATCCCCAAGATATGCAAAGAGTTCAAGTAGCGTTACCCCTAGGTCAGCCTCGTTTAGGCTATCCCATCCAGGGTTAAATTGAGAAGCTAGGGCCATTAAATCATTTTTAATGGCTGTGTAATCCCTAGATGTGTAATCAATTTGAGGGATATAGCTTGTGGTAACGTTTGTGTTAGCCATTATTTATCTCCAAAATAAGGTCACCGGTTTGGTTAAATATACCGGTATTAATTGTAAGGCTGTCAGTTTCACTATTAGGTAATCCGTATATTACTTCAACAATTAACTTATTAGTATTTGGGTCAAATGAAGGATTTATTTCTTTTAATTCTAGCTCAAGAAGCCACCTACTGAAAGCACTAACTATACTTTCTTTGGCTATTTCAACGGCTTCGTTTGAATTTTCAAAGGTAGCTTTATGCAAATTACTGCCAAAATCAGGCATCATAACCCTCTCCCCAAATCGAGTAGAGAGGACTAGGAATACCCTATTTTGCCATATTTTGCGCAGGTCAGTTGTTGAGTTGACAGCAATAATAGCGGCGTTATTCCTATCCTTTACAAAAGAGAACGGTAGATCGATGTTTAAATTAGACATTAGAATGTTCCTAACCATAGTGGGAAATTGGGGTCTCCGCCTTCGAACATAACCCAGCAAGGGTCTCCGGCGGAAGGTAAAAAATTACCGACAAGAGTGGCGGTAACAATCATTGAAGGTACCCCCGGAGATGCGGGGGAAGTAGTTGCCGCCTGTGCCTCTAGGGTATTAGCCGCATCATTGCTCATCCAAACAAGTTCAAGATAGTCATTAGCAGCCAAAGTTAATACATAATTCCAAGCAGGAAGGGCGTGATGGTTTTGATTTGAGGTCGTTATTTCACCGTTAGTCCAAGGAACATCTGCACCATTTTTACGTAACCAAATATTTGCAATAGCAGTTCCATTATTTGCTACTTGCGCAGAAAATTGAACATTATATGTTCCAGCATATTTAAATATAATTTTAGAAGTTGGTGCCCCAATAGTAATTCCGTTACTTTCATCTGTTGTATTAAGAGTAATTGCTTTAGGCGTATTAGCTCCTGTTAAAGTTTGAGTAGTAGTGTCATAAAAAGAACCATAAGGTATTTTATTATTTTTAGGTCCCCCAACAATAGGGTAAGCCCAACCGGTAATTTCTTCACCAAATACTTGCGGTACTTGAAGTCTTACTCTTCCAACTTTTTTTGGGTCATTAGTATCTTTTACAATACCTCTATAAATTCCGTGGTAGCTAGTTTCTAAGTGCATTTGATTTTACCTTTTCCATAGCTTCAATTGGGATAGTAGTATACGGCCTTGGAGTGCCTAAGTTCCTATGTGTTGACGCCCAAGTAGCAGATGTAGTTAATTTACTGGCGGATGAGGCAACGTTTATTTTATCTACTAAATTAATTGATTGCGCAGGTTTAATACTCAATCCGGGTCTTTTTATTACAGTTTCAGGTTTAACTACAGTGTTTCTGCTATTTGGGATTATTTCTCTAATTCTAGCAGAAGGCGGAGTGATATTTTTTTTAGTATCGCTAATTTGCCCTAAAGAATCTGTGGCCACAGTCATAACAGTTGTAAACATCTGCTGATTCATTTGTTTTTCTATTACCTTGTGCTTGACAGATAA